ATGTTGATATATAGAACATCAAGAGCACCTTAAACACCCTCCTTTCAGGTGCTCTTGATGTTCTATATATCAACATAGCATCTTCAGACAATAATAATTGTTTCCAAATACGTCTAGCCTTTTCTAACATAGATGTCCCATAAGGAAGTTTCCTATCATCACCTAATAGTCTAAAATGAGCGATTTCCCAAGAATTAAATTCCATGTCTTTAGCTTTCCACTTGAACCTTAATCCCTTCGCATCTGGATTAGTAGTATCAACATTTTGTTTCATTTTTTCTGTAGGCATACCTCGTTCAAATCTTTCGATTTCTATGTTTGGTAATTGCATACATCCAACAACACCTTTCTCAGGATCTAACTTCAAATAAACGAAATTATCACCATACTTGCAAGTGTTTCTTGTCCACATTGGTAAGTTGGTATTAATATCAAGGACATTATTGAATAAATCTGCCAAGATACCTTTGATACGTTTGGACTCAGAATATATTTGTAACATATATCCATTATAATCTACAGTTGTAGATTCTTCCCCATAAATGTCCAAGGCAGTTGATATTTCAGGAGTAAATTCCATTGATTCGTAATCATAAAAAGAAGCCAATCTTGTTGGTTCGTAATATACCGCTTGAGTATACAGATTACTTTCAATTTTAGTCCACTGTCCTGACAGGTAATATGATTGTTGAGCTTGTAATAACTCCTTCTCATATTCTTGTTTGGAGGTTGTTCTTAATAATTCTTTTTTATCAAACTTATACGTTGGATAATCTTGATTAAGTAAAGCGTTCGGTCCAAAGGCATGTGATAACCTTTGCCAAACTGTCATATTTTTTTCTTTATTTTCCATGTAATAATTTTAGAGACTAATACAAATAATTAAATAGTTTTAATTATTCATTATTTGGATTTTGATTAGAATTAGATGACGTTGTTTTATTCTTGAATGGAATTTTATCAGGAGGACTAACAGTTTTTGTTAATATCCCCTGTCCTTCCACAATCATTTTAGTACCGTCAAACTTTTTACCTGATTTTTTTCTTCTAATGAACCCCATATTATTTTTATTTATAAATATTATCTTTTAGGGTTTCCAAATAACCATGAATATTTCATATAGTCTTCCTTACCAATATTTTGATTTCGTTGATTGATTCTTTCTTGACCATACGGTATTACAGGATTAAAGTCCAATTGTTTTCGTGCATTATCATTGTTACTTACTGACCAAGACTCAATCATCGCTTTAGTCTGCTCAGTTACTTTTTCCAAACTACTAAATGATGATTCCGCAACATATGTCGCCATTGCAATTGACATTATCAAGTCATCATGTTGTCCTTTTTGATGATCTGGTCTCCCATTGACATACACGAAAGTATTCATTTCATTATATAGTCTTGAACTATAAATTTTGAATTCATGTCTCATTGCCTCCTCAAAAGACGCAATAATTTGAACACGTTTGTTATTGAAGTTGAGCCCTGGTATTTTATCCAACGATTTGGAGTCATATTTCCACTTATTAGCTAAATCAACCCCATCAACGTAAAGATTTTTGTATCCCATCTCTTGTAACTTTCTTGATGTTGATACTCCCATACCACCAGTTATATCTATCACAATAAAACAGTTATACATATTACCCCACTTGTAACATAATTCAGCCATAGTATCAGGGGGTAACTTACCAACATATTCAGCAACTTGTTCTCTAGTATCAAAATCGATTATTTGAAATGAACTAAAGTCCTCACTATCACCTCTACTAACATCTACACCCATTACGTATTTGTGATTCATTTCAGGTTCCTTGAATATCCAAAGAGAATTACCTATCATTTTATTTTGGGGTTCTCTAAGATAATTCTCTCTTACCTTTTGCATTAACAATGAATCGAATACATTATCACCTGACCCAAGAAAATTACATTCCAATTCCTGGCTAATTTTTCTTTTGTCATATTTAAGTTTTTTAACCATACCCTCAAACCAAGATGAACACGGTTTATATCCCGTATCCATCAATAGCTTTAATTCTTCAAAATTTCTTTCTTCAAATGGTATATCACTCCAACTAATAATACTATCTTTAGGGTATTCCTCTTTATTCAAAAGATAATGAACAATGTCCTGTGTTTTTACCAAATATAAATCCTTTGTATATCTTGGATCTCTAAACCAATACATCTCAGATATTTTGAAATCATTCATATTCCTATTTGCTTGGTTATAGATTTCATAATAAATTGGATCATAACCATTTGGGGTTGATACCACAATTACCTTACCTCCCGTTGAAAGTGAAGCCATACAAGCCGCCCAAAAGTCTGAATCAGCATCAATAAACGCCGCTTCGTCAAATACTAGGATTGTTGGTGTAAAACCACGTAGAGCATCCTTTGAGGTTGCCACAGCTTTTACTTCACATCCATTATTTGTTTTATAATGTTTTTGAGAATTTTTATCTACAGAAAAATCAATTCCAACCCAAGATGGCCATTGTCCAATAAACATTCTAATTTTGTTAGCCATCTCTTGAGATGTATCTAATTTATTTGCGATAATTAGAATTTTTTCAGGTTTCTGTTTTTTTGCAAATGCTATTTTTTTAGATATCCAAGCCGCGGTCACAGTCGATACTCCAGCCTGTCTATATTTCAACGCAATATTTTCATTGAAATTTTCATAATCTTCTAACAATGATATTTGGTCAGGGAATAATTCTAGCGGAACATATTTTGATACCGTATTATCATATGTCTCCAAATATGATTTAAGTGCGTAAGGAGTGTCCCTCATACACTTCACATATTCCATCATTACTTGTTCTTTTGTTAAACTCATATAATCTTTTTATATAAATATAAAAACCCCCACTTATTTCTAAATGGGGGTTTTGGTTATTTTTTAATCTTCCTCTTCATCATCAACATTAAAATCATCCATATCGTCATCCAACCAACTTAAATCCTCTTCTTCATCATCTTCAGGTTCAATTGTTGTTTCAGATTTGATTAGTTCATCATAATTAGGTTTCTCAACTTTTGGTGGATTTTTCTTTATTGTATCTACAATTTTTTGTGAGAATTTTTCGAATTTATCCATACCAGAAGGTTTACCTGATAATACACCATCATACATTATTTCATTAAATAATTTCGGATTGTCATTTGCTAGTTTATTGAATTGTGTTTGAATTGCACTATCCATCCATGGTTCATACCCATCAACCAATTCACCCCATAAAAACCTTAACTTTGAACTAATTTCTCTACCCGTTATCATGTTTTTAATTTCATGTTTGTGAGTATCGGTTATTTTAGTTAAAGTATTGTTTACTGTTTTATCTTTTGGTAAATAAAGCAAGGAATTAAAATATCTACCTGATTTAAACAATTCATGAACTAAAAGAGGGAAATGAGGTGATCTAACAATGATTATCCAAGTGCCAGGTTCACTCCCGTCAGGTATAACATCTGCAAACGCAACTCTACCAACAGCTTGTTCCGCCATTCTTTCCAACATCGATGTGTTATCATTATAAAAAACAGTTGCGGAACTTTCAAATTGTTTATACCTATTTACTAATTCAGGGTCTAGTTGATTTAGTTGAGATTCAATTTCTTTATATGAATTAAACCCTTCCGACCATGCACTTCCTTGAGTTGTTGCGTTTATAAAGTTTCTAGCTTTCACACGTTCATCAAACTCAGGATCAGATTCCTTCGCCTGTTCGATTTGTTGAGGGGATATTTTTTGAGATGTAGTTCTTACTGTTGCTCCAGTTGAAAACTGTACGTCCATTTTAACAGTCCCTTTATCAACCCTTTCTTTAATTTTTGGAAATTTATTAAAAAATAAAGCTAAAGCTAATTTTAATAACTTACCTTTGTGTTGGGTTTCTAATGATGGTAAATAACTCATTAAAGACATCATGTTATTATTACTACCACCTTCCTCTTTAGCCTTCTGATATTTTCTATTCTGAGCACCCATTATTTTTTCTTTAGCTTCTGAACTCAAGAAATCATCAACGGGGGCTTCATATAATAGTTTTTTCATTATTAATATTTTTTGTATTTAACTGGTTTGTGATATGATTTATCCATACGTTCCATTTTTCCATCAAAATCATCTTTGAAGCTTCTCATTATAGGTTTTCCTTTTCTTAAAGGTGCTTGTGGTTCAGGACTAACATCTGGACTTGGTACGAATGGTTCATCTTCTTCAGGTTCCCATTCAGGTTCTCTTTCAGGTTTACTAGGTTTGATTGAAGGTTTAATACCAGGTTCAATTGCCGGAGCAAAAGGACTGTTCATTCTTCTCGATATAGGTTTTAACATATCATCTTCCTCGTAATCATCATCAATATCAAAATCAGGTATTTCATCCGTCATTGACATCATATCAAAATCTTCTTCTAATTCTTCTTCATCAAAATAAAAATCTTCATTCAAGGATTTTTTGTTTTGAATTTGATTTTCAATTAGTCTTAAAAGTTCTCTTTTTTTCATAGTTGGTTCTGTGTATTTTTCTATTATTTTATCATAATTCTCTTTCATTCCTCCCCAAGCCAAACCTGGTGTAAATGATGCGAATTTTTTAGCATAAGTGTCAGTAACTTTTTTACCAACATTTTCTAAGTATCCTTCTTTAGTTTCTTTCTTTTTGTATTTTACAGTTTTTTCAGGATGTTTTTTTTCTGGCATATTTTTGTATTGTTTCTTAGATGTACTCTTAGAAAATTCTTTAGCCATTTTACACCACTTACAATCTTCAGTTTTACATTTATTACATCTTGCCCAAAATAATCCTTGTTGTGATTTTGATTCGAATTTTTCACCAATTTCTTTTTTCTCAGATAATCCAGGCACATTTCCTTGTGTTACTGCAATTTTATTGTCTTTAGTTACTGTTATTTGTTTTTCCTTAGTTGAGTCATTAACTGCGGCATCAATTTGTGCTTTATCAGTTGCCGGATTATACACCGTAGTTGTAGTGTTATAAGTAGTCGCTTCCTTTTGCTCCTTTTTCTTGGATTCCAAAAGACGATTATATAAAGAGGTAATTTGAGACTCAGTTAAATTAGTCAATAAGTTTGAACTTAATCCTTCTGATTTTAATTTTTTAATTTTTGTGTTAAGATTCATATTGAACTTTTCTTTCAAATTCTAACACGATGTCTCGTGCGTATAGTTTATTTTTAACAGAATCCAAAGTATTACCAAATCTAAAAACTAACCTTTTATCTTTTTCAAAATTTACAGATTCTGATTCCTTTTCCCAAGCCAAAGCTATTACATCCTCCATTCCATCCAACATTGAAAATGTATCAGAATTTTGTAATACATCAAAGTCCAGCTCATTTTTTAATAATCCAACTTTAGATATAAACTCTAAATCTGGTGGTGAAGGATAACCATTAGCCGGTTTACTATCCCAAGATTCCCCCCATACATCATTTACATTATCAGAAAAAATGAATTCATATAAATTCTCACCTTTATAATTTGAACCCAACTTATTAACATAAATCAAAAAACTCATAAAATACCGCCCTTTGGAGTTATACTAATTCTTTCTTCGTTAATCTCAAAAACTAAATTGTTGTTTTTATTTTTACCCAGTAATTTAGCGTTAGGATAATTCTTAATCAATTTTGTTGCTATTTTTTCTTGAGTGTAGTTTTCAGACAATGTTTGAATTTTACCTATAGTAGGATTTGATTTTTTTGGTTGAGGTTGGAAATACTTACTCAAGACTTTATCAACTTTAGATTCTGTGAACATGTCTCCGAACATGTTATCCATTCTCTTGGCTTGTTGTCTTTCTCTCATAGATCCACGATGATACGATTCACCAACTTCAGGTTCAGGTTCTGGAATTTCCTCACCACCCATATCAGGCTCCGGCATTTCCTCACCACCCATATCAGGCTCCGGCATTTCCTCCCCACCACCTTCAAATTTACCCATAATCTCCTCTTTGTCCTCGTCTTCCAATGAATCCAAATTTAGTGCGGATAGAACAGAGTTAATAACATATTTTATATCTTTAGATGACATTTCATTTTCTTCATCAGATAAAAATGCTCTAATTTTCTGTCCTAATTTTCCTGTCAATTTTTGTATTGTTTTAAAGGTTACTTGTTCTTCATCATCTTCAGGTTCTTCTTCACCTTCTTCAGGTTCTGGCATATCCATTTCAGGTTCAGGAATTTCCTCTCCGCCCATATCAGGTGGTGGTGGCATTTCAGCACCTGTTGGTTGTGGTGCGGGTGCTGGTGCGGGTGATGGGGCGGGTGCGGGTGGAGCTTGTTCCTTTTGTTCTCCACCTATTTTCAAAATATATTTTTCAGGATTTTCTTCATCGGATTCAAACAAAGAGATACTTTTACCATAACCTTCATTTTGATTTACCTCTTTAGTTATAAGATTTAATCTTTTTAACGCCTGAGAATAAGAAGGGTAAAACTTTCTGTTCTTAATTGGTTCAATATATTCTGATACTGATTCCGTTAATCCTTTCTTAAGAACATATCCATTTTTCTCTTTCACAATGTGATATGTATTACCATCAACCAAAGTCTTTTTATATTCTACTGAAGTATCTTCATTAATTGGTTTTGGTATATTTAACTTGTAATTTGAAATTTCAAGCATACGATAAATTTTATCCATACCCTCTAATTTTTCACTTCCAATCGGTCTTAGTTTTCCCATAATTTTTTTGTTTTTATATATAAATATGTAGAATTATTTATTTAGTAATTTTTCATCCAAAGAAAGTTTTTTGTCTATAAGTTTTGTCGGAACATTATATAATTTTTCAATATATCCATTTCTCCTTAAAACTTTAAACACTAAATTTTCTAACCCAAACTCACCTGAAGAATCTAAACCACTTTTTCGATATTTTTTTAACTTTTTTTTGATGGATTTAATACAACTATCAATCTCCTCAATAGTTTCACCTTCTAAATTTTTAATGACATTATCTATTAGTCTCATCCATCTTTTAGCATTTTTAATTATTCGAGACTTATCAACCTTAATTGTTTCTTTTGTTGGTTTTTTTATCCACTCATCTCTCATCACAGAATAAACACCTCCACTAACACCCTCAGCATCCACACCTTCAACATAAACCTCAACATCATACCCAAACATCTGTAATTCTCTTTTTTGGTTAAATACAACTTTTTTTAAGTCAAAAAATTCTAAATATAAATCTTTAAGTTCAGATGAAAATTGTTGATAGTCGATAACAATGTGTAAATCAATGTCTGAATATTTCGACCAATTATAATTGGCGATAGATCCTGTGATGATTATATCATCAATTAAAACATCTAATCCAAATGAATCAATAAATTGATAAGCAATTTCTAAAAGATTTCTTCTAACCTTTGGACTTAATTTATCTCCGTTATTAATCCATATCTTTGGATTTAAACTTTTTTGAGTGTTAAAACTCGATATTACGTTTTTAAGTGATTCCATAAAACATAAATATATTCTCACAGTCGTTTATATTTAAATGTTTTTGCAATTTTTGTATTAAAAAATTTACCTTGTGATTCCGACATTCTAAATTGTGTGTATATTTGATGTGGAACATTTTCATACAAATATCTGAGTCCGTTGTTAAATTCCACAACTAACTCTTTTGAGTTCGTATCGAATTCAGTTCGTCTAATGTTACTGGACTGAATTTCGTTAATAATTTTTGTTCCTACAATTTCTTCTTTTATGATTGCCATAGTTTTAATATTTAAAAACCCCCATTTTATTGGGGGTTATGATTAGTTTATTTTTTTTAATTCGTCTCTGATTTCAATTGCTCTTTCAAAATTTTGTTCTTTAATCGCAATATCTAATTCTTTTTTTAAATCTTTAACTTTAGATGTGTTATTCTCAAGTTCTTTTATTTTATCTCTTAATTTTGCCGCTTGTTCAAAATCTTGATTTGATACGCATTCATCTAACTTAGATTTCAATTCATTTATTTCAGTATTATCACTAAATGGTGGATTAGTAAAAATAAAACTGATAGTCGTAAATAATCCATCACTGGATTCTCTAACCGAATTTCTGTATTTTCTCATTTCTTTTGAAAAATCATCAGATTTTAATCCTTTGAAAAAACCATCTCTTGGAGTATTAAATTTAGTGTTTTCTTGACTGAAAAGTTCATTTAAAATTTCTTCAAATTTTTTATAAAAATCTTTGCTGTTCATAATATAATATTTTTTAAGTTTATTTTTATTATTTATAATCCAATTATATGCCAATTAAATTAACTAGTCAACAATAAAAAAAATACTGACAATTTGTCAGTTTACCATAGTTGAAAATGTAAAAATAAATATTATAATTAGTTAAAAACAAAAATATGATAGAATCAAAAGATGGAGATTACTCAACAAAAGGTAAAGGTGATACCCCAGTGTTAAATAACTTTGCGAAAGATTTAATCAAACTTGCCGAAGAAGGAAAATTAGACCCCGTGGTAGGTAGAGATAGAGAAATAACAAGAATTGCTCAAATATTATCAAGAAGAAAAAAGAACAACCCAATCATAATAGGTGAACCAGGTTGTGGTAAAACTGCCATAGTGGAAGGTTTAGCCTTAAAAATATTGAATGGGGAATGCCCAAGAAATTTGATGGATAAAAGAATTATGTCCTTGGATATGACATCTATTGTTGCTGGGACAAAATATCGTGGACAATTTGAGGAGAGAATGAAAGTTATTATTGAAGAACTACAATCCGCCCCAAATATAATTCTTTTCATTGATGAAATACATCAAATTGTTGGTGCTGGGAATTCATCAGGTTCATTGGATGCGTCAAACATCTTTAAACCAGCTTTGGCTAGAGGTGAAATACAATGTATTGGCGCAACAACCTTAGATGAATATAGAAAGAATTTTGAAAAAGATGGTGCATTAGAAAGACGTTTCCAAAAAGTAATTGTTGACCCCTCAACAAAAGAAGAAACCTTACAGATTTTAATTAATGTTAAAGACAAATATGAAAATTATCATAAAGTAAGTTATAGTGATGAGATTCTAAAACTTTGTGTTGATTTGGCGGAAAGATATATTACAGATAGAGAATTCCCAGACAAAGCGTTTGATATTATTGATGAAGTTGGGGCAAGAAGTCAAGTGGAAATAAAAATGCCTAAAATAATTGAAGACTTGAAACTTCAAGCGTTGGATATTAAACAACAAAAGATTGAGGTTGTTAAAAGTCAAAATTACGAACAAGCCGCAGATTTAAGAGATAAAGAAACAAAAATATTGGATAAATTGGACGAGGAAAAGAAAAAGTTTGAATCCGATTTATTACATAAGAAGAAAGAAATTTCTGTTGAATTGGTATATGAAGTTGTATCTAATATGACCAAAATACCCGTATCAAAAATGAACTCAGATGAAACAAATAAACTATCATCATTAGCTGATAATCTTTCATCTAAAGTCATTGGTCAATCTGAGGCGGTATCAAAAATTGCCAAATCAATCCGTAGAAATAGACTCGGTATCAAAGACCCAAGTAAACCTATAGGTTCATTTATTTTCTTAGGTTCAACAGGTGTGGGTAAAACATATCTAGCAAAACAATTGGCAAAAGAAATATTTGGTAGTGAAGAAAATCTTATCCGAGTTGATATGTCAGAATACCAAGAAAAACATTCAATATCAAGATTGATAGGTTCACCCCCAGGTTATGTTGGATATGATGAAGGTGGACAATTAACTGAACAAGTTAAAAATAAACCATATTCGGTTATTCTATTTGATGAAATTGAAAAAGCGAATAAAGATATATTCTCAACATTACTTCAAGTGTTGGATGATGGACATCTTACTGATGGATTGGGAAGAAAAATCAATTTCAAAAATTGTATCATAATTATGACCTCCAATCTTGGGGTTAAAAAATTCCAAGAATTTGGAACTGGTGTTGGATTTAAAACAAGTTCAAATTCTTATATTGAAGAAGAAGAAAAAAGGGATATGCTTAAGAAAGAACTTAAAAAGTTTTTTGCCCCTGAATTCTTAAATCGTATCGATGAAATTATTGTTTTCAATTCATTGAAGGAAGAAGAAATTGAACAAATTGTTAAACTTGAAATTGAAAAATTAACTAATAGATTAATGGGACTTAACTATGATGTCACTTGTGATGAGAAAGTTTTAAACTTGATATCTAAAGTTGGATTTGATGAGACTTATGGAGCAAGACCAATAAAAAGAGCAATACAAGATCAGATAGAAGATTTTATATCTGAAGAAGTCTTAAATGGTAAAATAGTTGAGAATGAAAAATATACTCTTACAGTAGAAGATGAAAAAGTTGTTATCATTACACAGAAAAAGAGTAAAAAGAAAAAAGGGACTGAATAGTCCCTTTTTTTATGTTAACCCTAAATAATCAGTCCAGTCTTTAGCGAATTTAGCCCAACTTCTAGGAGATCTTTTCACCCAAACTATATTCAATTGACTAGCCGGTTGAGCAATCAAACCAATACCTGCAATATTATGAAAAACTAAAGGAACACCATTCACGATAGCCCCAACAATACCAACATGAGTATTCATACCCCATCCACCATTGTCAATTTTACCATTAGAAACTTTTTTTCCATCAACTGTTTTGAACCAATCTTCACCACCATAATAAAAAGCTTCTTCATGATGTTTTGATGGGGGATAATATATTCCAACATAATCATCTAACTCTAAGTCACTAGGTTTACCTTTATTTACTAATTTAGAAACAAACGCACTCACAGCGGAATTGAATTGTCCATTTTCTTTAGGTCCACCATAATTATGTATTTTTTGATACAATGATATTGCTTGTTTTTTTTCATTGTCATTGAGATTTTTGAAATTAGAAAAAACGGTTTCTCCTAAATTCCAATTATTTAAATAAGCCATCCAAGCATCACCAACATAATTAGTTTTTGTTGAAAAATCATTAACAAATTGAGCACAGTTCCCATTACCCCATCCTTTACCCGGCATTAAAACTTGATATGTCGGTTGTAATTTTTTGAAATTAATATGTTTCATAAAGACAGGATTAATATCATAACTAACCTGTAAGTCCTTATCAACCTTTTTATTTCCTGCGTTCCACCATTTAGAAGTATAAATATCATATAAAGTTTTATCTTTAACTTTATAATTCATTGCATTTTTGATGTAAAAATTATTATATGAACCTGTTGGGTCTAAATCTAATTTTTTTGCAATATCGGGATAATTGGAATTTACCCAAAATCTAAATTTATTACCTTCAGTTTGATTGGAAAATTCTTTAACCTCGAACAATAAGTTGTGTAATTTTATTCCTTTGTCCTCATACAATAGGGAAATTCTTATTTTTTCATTTTCATTCAATATGTTCGGCATAGATCTATTTTTACAGATAAATATCTCAAAACTTTTTATAACCTAAGTCACCTATAATATTTTTTACAATTTCCAAGGTGTTGTAAACATCCTCAACAACAACATACTCATTCTTTGTATGATAGTTATAATACCCTACAGCAAAGTTTATACATGAAAAATCAAATTGGCGTTTCAAAGCATACACATCAGTATATGGATGAGACTGATATTTATTTCTGTTATTAAATCCCTCAGTCAAAATATTATCACACTTTTTAAAAAATTCTGAACTCTTATCAAATAACTTAACCCCCATACAATATTCACTCACCATCCAATTACCAGGTGCGTCACATTGTATAACATAACCAACATTGGAGAAGAAGTTTTTATCGGCATTCTTTGAACCGTGACATCCAGTTTCTTCCGATACGAATAAAGCAACCTTTACATTTGGGAGTGTTCTTAGAACCTCCAAACAAATATAGACACCACATTTATCATCCCCACCAATACCTGTTGGTTGCCCCGAATCATTAAATGCTTTGTAAGATAATTTCAATTCACCTTGATCGTTGGGTAACATCATCTCATTAATATTGATGGTATCCAATTCATGGACGGTATCGGTATGAGCAACAACACAAGGGAAATATTCAACATCATCAGTTTGTTTTGTTGCATAGATATTTCCCATCTTATCAACTTGATAAGGGATGTTGTTTTCTGTTAACCATTCACATAGGAATTGAATCATTAAGTCCTCTTTGTATGTTTTGGTAGGTACAGACAAAACCTTTTTAAGTAAATCGTAATCGTGTTTCATAACACAATATTACAACATTTTTTTCAATTTTCTAACTAAACTTTCAAATAATTCTGGTGAATTTAAAAAATTGTTGAATTCTTCTAAAGAATAACTTTTTACAGTTCCTTCATCTCCAATAAAATGATCTAAAGTAATTCTTAGATTTTCTTTATTTACATCCCTTATTCTGAAAGAATCTGATTTATTATAGGGTAATTTATAAAATTTTCCAATTTCATATCCCATCTTATTTAATGTTTGAAGAACTTCATCATATTTTCTTGCTCCTTCATATTTTTCAGGATCATCAAATATTTCTTCTAGTATTTTATCAAAACTTTCTTTAACTGTTTCTTGAAATTTCATAGTAATTACCAATACGATAATTTAAATCATTTCCAAGTTTTTCAAACAATTCAGGTAAAGTAAAATTAACCTCACCATATAACTCAAACAATCTTAGAAGTATAGTTACCGTGGTCATGTAAGTATTAAAATAAGTATCACCTTTAACAAAAATACCAAAATCATTAAATGGGTCACCAATATCTTCAATTGCCGCTTCTTTAATTGAATTTTCAGAATTTTCATTCAATTCTTCTTGAAGATTATCTATGATACTAGAAATTTCACTATAAAAATTATCATATAAAAAATCAGCAGCGTTTTGAAAGTATTTGTCAGTATCGTTTTTTTGATATTGCAAAATATCAGGAGAAACGTAATTTATGATTTTATTAAGTAACTTTTCATTTTCATCATTTATCATCTTTAATATATACCCCTCTTTCCATTCGTAATAAGACCAATCGTCATTATATATTTCATAACCATAAGCACCATTAAAAATATAATTTAAAACATTTCTGTCGTCACTACCATTTTTAAATTTAAAAAATTCAAAAAATTCACTTTCATCGAAATGAAGTTCAATCATACTTTTTTCAGGTCTTTTTTTATTGAAGACTATATTACCAAAACAACTATCAGAATCTCTCAAATTATACTTATCTATTTCTATACCATTTTTTATCTGTAATAAAGCTAAATAAGGAGTTTCACTTCCTACTATTTTTATAAATTCCGATGTTAATTCAGGATAGTTTTTAAGAACATCAACAAAATCTACAGAATGACCCTCAAAATTGATTATTTCTGCTTTACCATATTTTGGTTCAAATATCTGATAATTTTTATCACCTTTTTTATCGAGAATCAAATATAAAGTTCCCCATCTACCTTTCATTGCACTATAATTGTGGATTAAATATTCAGAACCATAATACTCCATTGCATTATAACCTAATAGTTCAATAAACCTAACATTATCATTTTCAAAAATTGTTAGAGCTTGTTTTTCAGCCAATTCTTTAGGACTCATTAAATAATTTTTCTTAATAAATACTTTTAAAACTTGGTTTATTCAATCATTATATTTATAATTGTATTACTTTACAAAAGG